TCATCTACACCATCAAAAGATAATGACTTTGTTGAGAAATCTGCACTAGATCCTGAAGGCAATACAATGCTAGTTCCATTTATGAAACCTAGTTTTTTATTAAAATTTATACTAGCAGGCATTAGAATGTTTTATAAAGAATTAATTGTTGAACTATAATAGAATCACTAGTATCTTCCTGATCCCATTCAGCTGTTACATCTAAAGTGTTGGCTGTGGTTGTGTCAAATATTTCCGTATCTCCAAGAGCTTTTCCTATATAACTACCTGTATTTCTATTATATATAAAGTTACCATTTGTTTTCATTTCACCAGTTGCGCCTATAAGGCGTACAGTAAAATCAAGTTCTAACTCCCATGGCTGACTAGTAGCTAGTTCTAATGTTATAAGACCTGTTGATTCTAATACAACACCATCTGATTTAGCTCTTATGGTTATTTTATGATTAGGCTGTGTTGATATTAAACCTCCAATTTTAAGATGAAATGAATCTCCAGCTTTAAGAGTATTTGCAGGAATGCTTAAACTACCTACACCAGAACCTACTATACTTGTTTCAACAAGAGTATTACCTACAGAAGGTCCATCTGCTGTTTGAGAGAATAGACCATAAGTATTAACGTACGGTCCAGTAGGAGTTAATTCAATCCTGGTGCCCATATTTAACTTTTATTTTCTTAAACTAATAATTAAAAGTTCTGATCCTGTAGCATCATATTCTATTCTACCAAGAGTACCGTTAGATTCCGATGCAGAAAAAGAAATTGTTTCTCCTATTTTTAATGGTACTCCATCAACTGTAGCATCAACTGCTGGATCAACATTTGCAATAGAAACAGAATAAGCTCCAGATGCAACATAGCCTGAAACATTTTTTGGTCTTTCTATAGTAGGTTTAAAAGTAACTGCTTTTGTTTGTACTTGTATTCTTCCCATTTTATTTTTTTTTAAATATTAATAATTTATACAGGTTGTACAATCCAATATTCAACTCTTGTACCACCGCACCATTCTGCATAAATAATATTTAATGCCGTTGTACTATATGTACCTGTTCCTATTAAAACCCATCCTGCAGGAAATGAAGGTGCTGAACCTTCTTGATGATATATTTTTTGTACAGTTCCTAGTTTAGCATCTGTTAAATTATTTGTAACATTTCCTGTTCCAAAATCTGTTGAAGTATTAAATATTTTAGAAGAATCAAAAGATATATCTACTCCAGAAACTTGTTTAGTAGAAGAATCAGTAAGAATATTTTGTTGAATCCTATTTCTATTTAAATAAGCTAAATTATTTTTTTCTATATCAAAAAATACTTCTGTTTGAGTAGGAGTTTCTGTTGAAGCATTTCTTCTAAATTTTTTACGAATATTCATTTTAATAATTTTTTAATTTGTTTATATGTAAAAACATTGTAATTAGTAGTCTCATTTTCAATGTCTCTTGGATCATAGGCGTTTAATATTAATAACTTCCTTCTTTCTTCTTTAAGACACTCTAACGCTTCTGGTTTAAAATAACCAAAAGATATTTCATTTACAAATTTTAAAACATCTTTAGCAAAAATACATTGTTTATTCCAAACTAACTTGTCAAAACAAATTTCATTTTTCTCATCAACTGTAAGAGTAGAATCTGCAAATTGTATTTGTCCATCAATATCATCTTTGCCTGCATTATTAGGTTGTAAAAGAACTCCATCAGAATCTAATATTATAAAACCTATTAAAGTTCTTCCTGGAGCTGAATCTAAATATAAATCTAAACCATCTGCATAAACAAATGATAATAAAGTTCCTGTGCCTGTACCTGGTACAAAAGGAATTCCTCCTACATAAACTATAAGTTCTACTTCTTGTCCTAAAGATACTTGTGATAAATCTGCAACATCTTGTGCTTTAAACAAATAAGCTCTCCAAGGATCATTGTAGTCATTATATGATGATATGAAATTTATATTTATCATGTACCCATTCTAATTATAAACCAAATATCTATAGCTCCTTGTATAAGCATTGCTCCTTCCCATTGATTATTTATAACAAAACTTCCTCCAACTGTTCCGTTAAGAGTAACTCCTCCTGCAGCTTGAATAGTTATAACTCCTGTACCAATTTTTTGAAGTATAAAAGTTTGTCCAGCATCAAAAGCAATTGTTGCATTAGGTTGAATAGTAATAGTGACGGGATTGGCTGCGTTGCCTATAGTAGTTAATTTGTTTATTGCTGCTAATCCTAAATCACCATTTAAACTTACAGTACGTTCAGGTAAAAGACCGAATCCTTGGTCTCCTTGTGGACCTTGTGGACCCTGTGCACCTTGTTGTCCTTCAGGAATTCCAAAATCAAATATTGCATTTTGAGTAGTTCCTGAATTAGTTACTGTTGCAGGCGATCCTGGTGCTAATGTAGTTGTAACTCCTGCGGTTGCTGTTGCAGCAAAATTAGGAGTAGTAAAAGTACTACCGTCTGTTAGAAATAAGGTAAATGTTCCATCACCGTTATCTACAATAGTTTGAATTCCGACACCATCGTTTCCTGCTAATAATGTTACATCATTACAATCATTACAACTCATTTTTTATTTTTTTAATATTAACAATTACTTAGACATATGTTATTACAATACGTCGTAGCTGCAGTAAGGATAGCTTCTGCAGTATCAAAATCTCCGCAACTAAATGCAGATTTAATTCCGTATATGTATACCTCCATTTGGTCTACATATGTTTTATATTTTTGAACGCTCTCTTCATCACAAGCGTCAATTAAAGCTAAAACTACTTTATCTTTACAATTACAAAGATTGCACAAGAAAAGAGTGAATTGTTTATCATTCTTATAAGTATCTGTTGCATCTTGTACTGTGTAAACTATTTGATATATTCCGTCGGCTCCTGACCAAGCAACTTCTGATAAAGCTGTAAAAGCTCCTGGAGTAGGTGCACCTGCTACGCCCGCGTATACATCTACTACTGTATCTTTTAATACGTAGTTGTTAACCATAAGATTACCGTTGATAGTAGTAGAAGCTACAACTTGTGGGATATTTACTTCATATGTTCCTCCGTTATTAGATCCTGTTCCTGTAAGTAGTGCTGTAATTTTTGTTCCAGCTGCTACACCTACGCCTGTAAGAGTTTGTCCTACAGCAAAGTTTCCTGAGATATGTGTAACGTCTGTGAATGTTGTACCTGATATAATACCTGTTCCTGAAGCTTGCACATCAGGTGTTTGATCCGTGTTAAAAAATTGAACATCAGCAAAAACAATTGCTGATGTATCAATGTTTGGCGCTCCCCAACCTCCATCATTTGTGGATAATACATAAGGACCTGTTTCCTCTTGTATTGTAATCTTATCGCATTTATTATTTAAAGATGCAGAAATTTTAGGTTTGAGTGCCATTTAATTTTTTTTTAGTTATTAATTAAAAAATATAGTAGCCCGCCATAGACAGCAATTTTATGGCGGGACTACTGTGGGTGGAGAATTTACTTATTAAGGTACTTGCTCAAAATCTCCTTGAGCATTTCCAAAAGTAGTAACAACTAGTTCTTCACCTGTTGTTTTAGCACCTCCTGATGGAAATTGACCTCCTGCATCTAAAGCACAATAAACTAATACTGATCCTTTACCTCCTTGAAGAGAAACTAATCCTTGAATAGATTCTGTCCAAGAAATTTCCATACATCCGTATTTTTGTCCTTCAACAACTTCTTGATCTCTGAATCGTGGTGGAACACCTAACATGCTGTTTTCACCTTCAAATCCGTAGCTCATGTACTCATCCATAGCAACTTGTTGCCATACACCAGAACCTGTGCGAGCTCCTGTTGTAGTAATCAAAGTTGATTCATCAGAGAAAGTTACAGTGAATCGGTTAACATAGTAATCACGGAAAGCATTTACATCAAAGTCAGCTTGAACACCTGTAAGTCTAACTCCAAATCTAGTTGCTGCAGTAAGCTTACCATGTCGTGTAGCATAAACAGTACCTGTTGCAAGACCTGTTACAGTATCACCTACATAAGGAGTTGATAAAGTTACAGTTGTAGTTGAAGGTACAGCTTCTACTTCATAAGTAGCACCTGTGATAAATACTAAATCACCTACTGCTAATGAGTGGGCTGCAGAGTAAGTTAAAGTTTTAGATCCATTAGTTGCTGTCAGTGTAGCAGTACCAATAGCTGCTGCAGTACCATTAGATACAACATCAAACTTTAAATAACCATTAGCTGGCTCTTTTGCAAAATTTGCTTGTCCATTTTTAACTAAAGCAAAAGCCAATTCTTGTTGACTAGCAGAAGCGCTAGTTTTAACTGGTCCTGCAAAAAGACTCATTGGCTGAGATCGATTAGCCGCATCATTATCATTCTTACGAATTTTAATAAAGAAATCTGTTTGATTAGCTATAGGAAGATCTCCTGATGTTAAATTAAATCCTACGATGGATACTTGTTGTACAGGTACTCGGTGAATACTTGTAGATACAGTAGTATTTGCTTTAGTAATCATAGGAGAAATCATTAATTGTTTTCCTGTACCTTTTCCTTGTACAATTCGGTAACGATCTACTGTGCCGAAGCTAGTATTATCTAATCGTTCCATTCCTGCATTAACTGCGCATACTGCTCCTTTAGCAAGGTTACTGTCTGTTACAACTGTACCTGCTGCAGGCAATCCGCTTGCTACTGCTGCTTCAGCATCTAAAATAACGCTGAATACATTGTCTGCCGTTCTTAACATTTGTTTTTGTTTTTAAAAATTAATATTTATTTATTCTAAGTCTCTAAAGTTCTCAATTGTTTGAACTTTTTGTTCTTTTACTCTTTGTAACATCAAATCTGTTGCTATGCCGACTATTACTACATGAGTACTTTCGTCGAGTTCACAATTAGATTGTGATGTTGGGGTCGTTCTATTTACTGTTATGTCTTCTGGATTCTTAACGTATCTCATATGATAATTTGTTACGTTAAAAGTACCATCAGTAAATAGTTCATGACGTTTAGCTGTTGCAGGAATACTAGGATCTATTGCCGAAGTCTTTCTGCTAAATTCTGAACGCCAAACTCTACAATCTCCATTAGGTCTATAAAATGGTTTTTTGTATTTGCTCCAATTATATCTTTGCATTTCATTGTGAGCAACTACCATAACCCATCCTATAATACTACTATTAGTATCACATTCTGTTTTATCAATTGTACACTCTTCGTAAATAGTATACATGTGATCACTTGGTAGGTCGTAGAATTTACCTGTTACATTATTATTTACTAGCACACCCGTTTGGTCTGCCGAAGCCGAAAGGTTGTTAGCATCTTTAACTAATGCTGACAACCCTTGGTTTCTAATTTCTGTTTCCTCAAAGCCTTTTTGTTTTCTGTTGTTTACTTCATCAAAAAACTTTTTAACGTATAACTGCTGTGCCTCTGTTAGCACGGAAGATAAATCAAAATCTTCGTAACCAGGAGAGCCAAAGCTATCAGCTCTGTCTAGCTTCTCCTCTAACATGTCGGCCATTTCGTTTGCAGTCATTAATTACGTTGTTTTAAATCTATTTTAGCTTTAATTCTCATTTTTACCTCTTGATTATCAGGGTTATTTAAATACATAATTGTATCTGTTAAATCACCTAACTCTGATCCGTTATCAAGAGTATATCGTTTGTTTCCTTTTCTAATTATAGCTCCTGCTTCAGTAGCCTCTTGTACAAAGATACGATCATTATACTGAGGATGATTAACTATTTCTAAGAAGTAATTAGGGTCTTTTTCAAGAACATTTAATACTTCATTTTTAAGCCAATCTGCTGTAGCAGTTGCTGGAATAGTTCGTCCTAAAGATTTTATGAATCCAATGATTGCTTGTTTGCTATTAGTAATCTCTGCAAACTTAACATATGCATCTGCTTTTAAATTTGCTTCTGCTAGTTTCTTCACAGTTACTTTATCTTCGTCTACAATCATAAACTCATATGTTGCTTTTAATATTCTTTCATCATAAGACGGTGAAATCAACATCTTATTAGAAAGAAGAATTAAATACTTCAACATATCTAAAGGTCGGTTAAGATCTAGAGTAGCTCCTTCTTTAGTTAAAATTACTCTACCTCTTCTATCTGATCTCCAGAAGTTTTTATCAGTTGGTAAAGTAGCATTTAAATCTACTCCCAACTCTGTTTCAAAGAACTCTTTTTGTGTCATCCCGTTTGGATAACTTTCCATATACTTTTGAATGTTCACTCTTTTTTGATCATCCAATATTACTTTAACTCCGCCACCTCTAATTTGGCTATTTAATGGTACTTGATAACTTCTTTTTATTTTGTTATACAAGAACGGATCTTTCTTTTTATCCTGTCCTTTTACAAGTAAGTTGTTCCATTTACCTGATGACTCTACAGGTTTTATAGAAACAAGTCTATCTTGCAAAAATGTACCATAAATTATTTTCTCTTTTGTTGCTGTCTTTGCCATTTTATTTTATTTGCTGTCTTTTAAATTCTCTTTTTAAAAAGGGCTCCCTAGGCTATCAACTCTAAGGAGCCTTTTTGTTTATTCAATTAAACCTTATTTATGAACAAGATTCTATCTCTCAACTAGTAGTCTTAGATCTACAACTTTTGTAGGATCTTCGATCATCATACCTCCCCATTTCTGGAAGTGTACTTCGTATCCGTCTACTCGTGAAGCTACCATCTTAGGACTGTTTTTTCCTCCTGGAGAGAATGGATCTCTCATACCTGGGATATATGCCCAATTGTAATCTGGAACTCCTTTTGGCTTAACTCGGTAGATACCTGCGTTATCGCCATAATCAAGTGCAAGGATTCTGTGTGATTCTACTAAACCTTTTCCATCTGGGTGACGTTGTGGGAAGTATACATCATCATCGAAGAAATCAAGGATCTCAACCATAATAGTAACTCCGTTATACCACTCGTATACGTTCCACTGTGGCTCTTGTAAACTCTTAGTGTTTTTACCACCAATTGTTCCTGAAGAAGTATTTCCTAATAAGAATTTATCAGAAATTACAGTGAATTTACCAGAAGCAGATTTTTCGTTAATTTGCTTAGAGATTTCGATAGCTCCGAATTCTCCTGTAAGCAAGTGGATTGTTCTTTTACCTCTTTCGATTTTACCAACACCCATATCAAGAAGTAATTCAAGATGCCAATCAAGGTCGTAAGTGTTATAGTAATGTACGTTAGAAGGAGCGATTTGCTCAAAGAAACCTGAACCTGACTCAACTGCATATTTAGTTTTGTCATCTTTGTTCAAGTATTTGTGATCAGATGTCCAGTTTTTCTTACCATACATCAACATACGAGCAAACATTTCTTCACACTGATGGTGAGCAACCATATCTTGGTAGTTAATCCAGATAGATTCTGTTTGACCTTTGTAGTTAAATCCAAACTCAAGTGGTTCGTTTTTACCTTTGTTGATAGTGTTACCAGCTACTTCATATTCCATTCTTAAAGTAGATGGACGGTTTTCCATTCTCCAAGGAGATGTGAAGTAAGGTTTAGAACCTTGGTAAGAAAGTGTAGATGGAGCAAGTGAGTAGAATTTAGACCAACGAGTACCAATTGCTAATTCCTCAGAAGGAATAGATTTAGTTGGGTTGTCAGTAACTAATTCAACTTCAAACTTAAATCGAGATCCTGCATCCATAGCTTTTTTAACTAATAGATGATAATCATCAACTTCTCCACGAAGAACGTTAGTTTCTTCAAATAAAGCTTCGTCGAAGATTAAGTAGAATCGCTCTCCGTTTGCTCCTACGTTAGCAGGAAAAGATCCTCCTGAAATAGTAGCTCCTGAAATAGTTTCAGCATCAACTAAAGGAAGGTTTTTGTCGTGTTGCCCTTGCAACATCCAGTTGTAGAATCCGTTCTCTTGTTCCACTTCTTTAACAGGGAACCGATCACAGAACTCACGTAATTTACCTTGTAAATTAGTTTTGTAAATCTCACGAATTACATTACTAATCAACTGAGGCTTTTGTTGGTACAAAGCGTGGAAATGGTTGTCAGTGACAAGACCATTGTAATCTTTAGCTTCATACTTTTGTAATGGAAGTAATTGTGCCATTTTTGATTTGTATTATTTGTTAACGGTATAAATTTATTTTACTTTTTCATCGCTCTATCGAGCATATCTAATATATTACTTGTTTTCTGAGAAGTTTCTACGGAAGTATTTTTACCTACGTTTCTATCTTCTGAAGCAATTATTTTATCTAATTCATTAATTGCTTTTGTTTTAGCAACTTGTTTTAATTTAGAAATATCAGGTTTAAATTTACCTTGTTTATCTAAATTAAATAATCCAAGTGTGTCATAGTAATTTATAAGCATTTCAAACTCTACTGGATTTCTAGTTTGCTTATACATTAAACTATTATATTCTCTTCCTGTTTTATTATCCTTATAAACAGGACTCAAAATATTTTGCTTAATCTTTTCTTTACTAACTTTATTAAGGTTAATCCCATCAATAAAAGCTTGCCTTTGATCAATATTGTTAATTAATGCTTCAAAAGCTTTATTTTGCTCGGCTATTTGCTGTTGTGTTTTAGCTGCTTTGTATTCTTTTGCTTGAGTTACTACAGCATTTGCTTGATTTTTTAATTCAGGCACAGCTTTTAGAGCTTTATCTGCAAGTTTACCAACTTGCATTGCATCTTCAACAGCTTCTATTGCTTGTTCTTGTGAGAAATTTTTAGATGTTAGTAAATCATAATAAATTTCTTTCTGAAGATTTTCATCACTCTTGACATCTTCTTCAGAAATAGAATTAAAAAACTCTAACCTTTGTGCCATCATAATAGCTTGGTCAGTTTCATCAAATGCATCTTCAATTTCTAAGAATCTTTTTTTAGCAGCAGGCATATTAGCTTTCCACTGTTCTTCAGCTGCTTTAAAATTAGTTTGAACCGTTTTAGTCATTAGTTCTTTAATAGTATCTAATGATCCTTCTAGTTCATCTAATTTATCAGCTTCTGCAGCAGTAATAATATTTGCATCAACTAATTCTTTAATTAATCCTTTATAAATTTCTTCACTCCTCTCGCTTGAGGTAGCAGTTGTAGATTCTGTTTGGTTGTCAGTGTTTTCATAAGCACCTTCACCTTTTTCTGATTCTACAGGTTGAAACATTTCTGAGCTCTCCTCCTCAGTTTGTGTTTCTTCTTTTTCTTCGCTTTCTTCAGACTCCACGACTGAATTAAGCTCTTCTGGTGACATTATTTGAAGTCCTTCAAATAGATCATCTTTTTCTTCACTCATAATTGCTGTCTTTATTTGGTTACAATATTAAAATTATTTTTATAATTAAACTCGATTATATTTATAGCTTTGTTCTATAGTGCTATAGCTTTATTTGTTTTTTATCGCTTTAGTTCTTTGCTTCTCTAGTTGCATTTTTTCTTTAGCGATATCTTCTTTAGCTTGATTAGACCTTATTGTTTCTTCTAATTTAGCTCTGTCTAAATCTATTCTTTGGTCATCTCTTTTTTCTGCAGCTTCTGTACGTCGTAAATCTAACTCATCAGCAATACCATTGTTATCAGAATCTATTAATCCTGATTCTGTACGATAATTGTTATTAGCTTCTCTCATAGCTGCTATAGTTAAATCAGCTTGTATTTTCTCTCTGTCTACTGAGATTTTATCATCATGTTTCTTTAGATCTATTTCTCTAGCTTCTTGATCCGCTTGCATTTGAGCTTGCTGCATTTCTTGTTGTTGTTGCATCTGTTGTTGCTGCATCTCGTTATTTTCTTGTTTAATTCTTTCTGCAGAATTTTGAAGCTTTTTAGCAATATCTTGTACAGAGTCAGATTGTGATATAGCTACTAAATCCGAAATAGTCGCTTGACCATTTTGAATAGCTGCTTGAGATAATGCTCTAATATCATTGTACAACTGTGTATCACTGCTAGAATTCGATAAATGTAAATCATACTCTGTAGAAGCAAACTCATCAAAATGAGTAATAAATTGTTGACTAAGGTCGTCAAGTAAGAATTGACCTTTTTGAGGATTAGCTTTATACGCATATTTACAACATTCTAAAAATTTAGTTAAGGCTCTTTTTCTAAAGTTTTGGTCTATAGCAAACCATTTTTCTGTAATGTGAGATGTCTGTGCAACTTCTCTTTCAACGTTACCTACTGCTTCTCTATTTTGTATTTGTCCTTCCCGTGCTCCAGAAACACCAGCTAGCTTGCCCAGTGTACTTTCGATATCTACAAGTAAATTAGTATACATGCCTATTGCATTAGGATCTCCTATATTAACTTGCTGTGCAGTAAGTTGATTAAATTGTCCTGCAGATTTACCTTGCGCAGGGCCTTTAAGAATTTCATTAGTAGGGTCTAACCAAGCAAACTTGTTTACAGTTACATATCTCATCCACTCTTTCGGGTCCCATCCTGATGGTACTAATGCAGAGTTAATAGCAGTAAAGGACCCCTTATATGTGGCAATTTCAAGCTCTCTTTTGTAGTAAGCTATATCATAAGAATAGGCGAGAGGTTTCATGATGTCCATAAGGGATTGGACTTTATAGTCGTTTGTGGAATTGACAGAGCCAATATATGGTGGGGTCCCTTTAGATTTATTTACTAATGATTTGCTAGCAAATGGTACAGGACGCATTACTGTGTAAATGTGGTCAGCAATCTTAGTACCTTCCATCCATTCGTTTACCCATATCCATTTTACTGTTTCTCCAAGTTCTTTATTAGGCCTGTAGTCTTCAGGAACCCAATCTTTTTGCTCTACACCTTCTTCATCAAAATAAGTTAACTCTCCAATCTTACGTCTAGAGCGCCAACATACTTTCATAACTCTTACATTGCCATATGTATCAAATGCACCTGCAAAAGTTCTAACACCTGCTTCATTAGGATGGAATATATCTAATGCTCCAGCTTCTCCATAGAAATCAAATATTGATATATCCCTATTTAAGCCAACGCCTCCACCACCGTCCATAGCAGTGTCTACTTTTCCTTTTTCTAGGAAATCTATATCTTTTGGTTTAAGAGTATCCCAATAATCATCGATTACTTGACCTACAGATTTGTATCCGTATTCTACAATAATATCTGCATCTTCAATATACATAGAGCTGCCGCCAAGAGTATATATGTTCATTGGATTTACTCGTCGCATTACAGGCTCTCCTCCTAATACACCGCAGTATACTATTTCTTCACCTGCTGTAAGTAAATCTTCAAACGTTCTTAAGAATTCAAAATCAAAGTTTTGTTCTTTATATTCTTTCTTTAAGATTTTATTAGCTACGATTTCAGTCATATCTTGGAAACCATAGTTTTGATACTTTTCAAGTTCTTGTAATCTTTTTTGTATCTCTTCAGGAGTTATAGATTCTGTCTGAATAATTTGAACCATCTCTTGTGTAACCTGGTCCATCAATTGCTGCTCTTTTCTAGATATACCTTCTTGATCTCCTGATGATATATAAGCTTTAAACTCTTTCTTACGCTTTGCGTATTCTCCTAATAATAAATTAATCTTTGTGTTTTCAATACCAATGTGTTGAAAAGTCGCGGGCAGCGAATCGAGATCTAAATTATCAGGATTAATAAATTTTTCAAAATCTCTTGGAGAAATTACATTAGCACGTAGATTGTAATTAATACGTTTGTTTCTAAAACTGTTTCTAAGATTTACATCAGATGTTAGCAAGTGCTCTGCAAAGTCTATATTCTTTTTATACCACTTATCTGTCTTTTGTGCATCAGATAATTTTTGACGTGGAAAATTTATATAACCTTGATTATCTAGATTGTCGGCCATAATAATAATTATTTTCTATTTTTACAAATCTATGAATAAAAATTTGAATCTATAGTTCCAGTAGGTTTCTTTTTTAATACGCCCATCTGAGAGAAATAATCATTATCTAAAAACGTTTTAACTTCTTCTATACGATTTTCTGTCTGTTTATACATAGTAGAATCTAACCACATAAGCATTATTAACGCGGATACTCTATCAAAGTTGCCCTGTGGATTCCACATAACTAGCTCTGTTAAGAGCGCAGGAGAATATATAGTTTCGTAAATCTTAGTCTCGGATTTAATCGATATAGTTTCTTGTAACCAAGACTTAACCATATTACGTCCTTCTGAGTTAACAGATCCTGATGCATTAATTCCTTTAGATGTATTACCAGTTTGTTTATATGTATCAGAGGACCGTAATTGATAAGGTGTATCTGCGAGTAAATATGTACACTTGTGACGATCAAAGTAATTAAATAAACCGATGAGGTTTTTCTCATACATACCTACAGCGTTATAATATAATAGAAGTTTTCTGCAGATTTCATAGAAGTCTTTTGCTTCAGAGCTTCTACCTGTGTATTCTGCTACAAGCTGTCTTGTTAATCTATTCATTATAAATATAGATGGAAGAGAATCAGTAGTAGACTTATCTTTATCTACAACATCTATTCCTGCTATGTATACATTTCTAGGAACTACGCCTTCATCATTTTTTTGAGGCTTTACCCATATCTCTACGCATCCTCGTTTATCATCGTTACGTTGCAATGGAAATTTTCTTATTGGCTTTAAATCCTGGATAGTATTAAATTCTACTTGATTGTTTTTATCAAATGTAAGTATGCCTTTAAAACTTGCATCTTGGAACTTAGCATATTTACCTCCTTCAACTTCTGCTAGCTGTTCTTTTAATTGTAGCGTTGGGAAGAACGCTCCTTCTAGAATTAAGAAAGCTTCCGACGGTAACATCGGTCCGTTAATTATTTCAGTCTGATACACTGTTGGATCAGGAGATTTTTTAGCTACGTCTCTTTTACTTTCTATAAATACTCTAGACAGCTCTTCATTAGTAATAAGGTTAGGGCCCTTTTTAAATTCATTAAGTGTTAGGGAGTATGGTACAAAATATCCTATCTTACCTCTGTTTTCAAATATGTCTTCGAATTCTACGCAATTGTAATCGTGAGGATTTCTAAATATAGTTTCTGCGTATAGTGCAGCTTTTCCAGATACTAATCCTCCCGTCCCCAGGGCCCATATTACAAGATTCTTTTTTGCTTTAGATGCTTGTGTTGCTTCAATTGCTCCCCAAGATTCTTTTATATTATACATGAAACCAACCTCATCTAGTGCTACTAAGTTAGGTCGTGTTCCGTTAGCTGCTAGCGGGTTATCTTTAAATGTACGATGTCGCATTACAGAGCCTGTTCTTGTAGTTGCTTCTCTGTTAGCCATAAAAGAACCTGTATGAGATATTGATAATGGCGATGGATAATACTCGTCTCCTAGTTGAAAATCACCTCCTAGTAATTCTATAGCAGTTGTAACTTTTTTCATAAGAGGTATTGAATATTTAGTGTCAATAGCCCCAATGATTGTATCTGATGCTAAAAAGTTTTTAGTTTTCTTTCTAGCTAGATAGTCATCATAATCTGTGGCTCCGTCGAATAAGAAGTTATGGTTAGCTATTCCTGATGTCGAATAACTTTTACCAGATCCCCGTGCCTGGATACTTATAAAATGTTTTGCAGAATTTTTATACAGAGGCTTTCCTAGATTCTTACCGTGGTTCTTTCTAAGATATTCTCGTGCAGGTACGTATTCTAGTTTTTTTAATTCTTCTTTAGTTATACGTTGTAGCTTAAGAGCTAATTCTTTTTCGGGACCATATTTACGATCACATGTATATTTCTTATCATTAGTAAAGCCTGAGAATCCTCGGCATTCTTCGTAGATTAAAAATAGTTCCCAATCTATATCACGTAAGAACGGCAAACCAAATGCTTGCGATACAGATGAGTCATCTTCAAATTGTATGTTATGGAAGTTTATATAATAGTACAGCGGTCCAGGCATCCATTTGCCTTGTTGCCAATATCCTTCTATACATTTACGTTTTTCTTCTTTCCAAAATGAAAGCCTTTCATAATGTTCTAGTATAGGATGGAATTGTGGTATCTCATCTAATCTAAAGTTCTTATTGTTTATCATTTAGTGCTGGCCATTTATCTAGTGGACAAGAAGATTCTAATGAGCGTGTCTTAAATTTTAAGGAACATCCACAGACTGAACAACAAGAAGAAATAAGAGCTGCGCATTTTGTAGACTTATGTTCACAATCCGAGCAGATAGTATTTCTAGCTTCTGCTACTTCTTCTATAAATGCATCTTTTAATATCAGGTTTTTAATTCCTGACAATATTTTCTGTTTATTTTCCCAAATGTTATCCATAATTATATTTCTCCTGATTCAGTTAAAGATACTATATTCTTTCCTTTCTTGGTTATTTTTTCTTCTTCGTAATCTTTTTTGATCTTTTTATAATCATCAAATAACTTAGCTGTATTAGCTAACATAGTATCTATTTCTTTTAAAATCTTTGTGTCAACTTCTGCTATATGTTGTACATCTAAAGCTTGTTTGTATAGTTTCTTTAGTGACTTATCTCTCATTGTCATTATCTCGTTCCAATTAACTAATGCTCTCTCTGCATCTGAAAGGACCATAGATTTATATAAGTCTACTACGTCAGTTACATCTTCCCATTTAAATTTGGGATCTTTAAGAAAATCTTTTTTAATTATATCTAGCTTGTCAGGTATATTAAAAAACTTTGATTCAGGATTGTGTGCAAAGTCAATAGCCCACATTAACCGTGAGCTATTAGATTTAGACTTAGATTTATCCTTTGTATATATCTCATTAAACTCTTTAATGATTTTTAACTCAGGATACATGTCCCAGAAATTATTTTCGTAAAGTGCTTTCATAATTTAATTTCTTAAGCTTTTCCCACATCTCATTATAAGGAACTTCAGAATGATATTCTCTACTTCCTAAAATTATAATAGAACTTCCATTATGATGTTTAGCTAATGCATCTATTTTATAGAAAGTCACTAACATTAATTTATTGTCTACAACTACTTCAAGTGTTAGATTCATTTTGTTTCTTTTTTATGCAATAGTTTGCATGATTTATTTTTCTTTTATTAGGAACAAACTTTCCAAAGTTATCTATGTGTATTATAGGAAACTTGTTCTCATCAAATAATCCTTCTGTCTTATGATCGCTACTAATTACTTCTGATATCTTAGAACCTAATAAGTTCCATATTTCTTCTGCCTGGGAAACTTTTATACCGTGGTCAGCTGCTATCTTTTTTAAAATCTCCTTTTGTTTATTCATCAGGGATTTCAATAGTAAAGTCAAACTCAGGTTCTTCTACCACAGGTGCTTTAGAAGCGTCATGTTTATATTCTTTAGGAGGCGTAGCCTCTTCTTTCTTTTCTTCTTTTTCTACCTTAACTTCTTCTTTAGGCTTGTCCTCTTTAGGAGGATTAGCAGTCATGACTAAGTTTATCTCAATTCGATAGCCATCAGTATCAGGTTTATATCTTAGCTCAGGATGTAATATGTTTTTATCGTCTATCAACGGCTTATTAAACATAGTCTTCTTTCTAAGCTTAGATATGATTACATTAAATTGTTTTTCAGCAATGCCCAAATCTTCTCTGATTTCTTTACGTACATCAGTAGACAAAATAAACTTAGCTCGTTTTTCTTCAGGAAGCGCTTCGTATTCGTTGTTCAAACTTATCAGTTCAGCTAATACATCTCGCTCCTGGGGAGTAAGTCCAAGCATAAAATTCATAAACGCCAATATCTGACGATATACAATTTTATTATTTGTCGGTAATGATAGGACCTTTCGTTGCTTCATGAATAATTGTTTTCTGCATTTCTTTATCAGTAGCAAGCATCTTAGCTACTTCATACCAAGTAATAAGCGCTCCTTGTGTAAGAGTTGCAAGTACTTCTATAATCGCATGGTACTCCATAGTTTTTGCATCTATGTTATTTGGTCTAGGCAATCTAAACTGCTGTACAGTTCTTTCACCGTGACCAAGTTCAGCAACTATGATATCTACATGCCATGCTTTAAATATATGTTTTTCTTCTTTTATTTCTTCAGGATATGACTTATACTTAAATGTAAGTCCTGAAGCTGTAGATTTTTCTGATGCTACTACAAAAGCTGTAGCTAATAACTCTTTAGCTACTTTTAATTTCTCTGCTGTCTTCATTGTCTATTAAATAACATTTCATTATTACCTTGTCAGGGCCTAAGAATAATTTAGAATAAAAGAATTTATTCTGCTGTCTACAATAATCCTTAAATCTATCTTCTAAGACCCGTGACTTTTCTAATATTTCTCCCAAATCGTCTGACCTTAATTCTCCAATTTCCATCAGTAATCCTCTTTCAATTCATTTGATAATGTGTATTTGCCTCGTGATATTTTAACTAGCAGCTCTCGTTCAGTTAATGAGCTCAACATCTTTTCAAGCGCAGCTCTAGAGATATTCAACTCGTCACAGATCTCCTGTTTGTTTACACCGTCACTGTACCAAACCTCATTAGGCATCTGTCGTATTATATAGAACAATGCATGGAAACTTCTGTCTTTAGACTTTAGAAGAATACTGTCATTAGTATCTAGGCTAACACATATCATAACGCAAATATAATAATTTTATAATAATTTATACAATATTATTAATTATTATACTATTTATATAAAAGGATGAAATACATTAAATACTTCTTTATCGATAGTTTTTCTTTTTCTAGCTATGTACGGATTTAACATGTAGATTACTCTAACCTCATCTCTAATTTTTCCCTTAAGCTGATAGATTACTCCTACTTTCATAAGCTTACTAAGTAATTTTAGAAACATTGCTTTAGAACTATAGTTTAAAAACTTCTGTAGTGACTTATTGCTATGAGGCTGTGAACCATTCCATACTATATTTAGTGGCGTTTTAAGATCTGTAGCCATCATAAGCATAGAATTAATCTCTGTACGTGATAATTCATTAGATAAATACTTAACTGTTTTAGCATCTAATACAATATAATCGTCAGAAGTAATGACTACCATCTCTCCTTCTTCTGTTATATTAACTGACATCTTATCTTTACCAAGCTCTGATGATAGTAATTCACCAGTTTCTGCGTTTACATACTTACCAACATCAAACTGTTGCTTCTTAGTACTGCGCTTCTTAATTATTCTGTTTCCCATAGTACAAAGATATTATAAATATGTTACAATAACTAGTACAAAAGTACTATTTTTAGTACCTATAGGGCGTTTTAGGTACTATTTTTAGTACCACCCTAAATCTCCTGTGTGTCAGTAGTAGTCTAGCCTATAGACTGAAATTTTATTTTTTACACTTATTCTTATTTGGTAGTCTTTTCTCTAATGGGTAAATAGTCCCCCCTATTTTATATGGGTGTACAAGATTTTGTGAGAGTGGTTACCACCACAGTCAACGACCCCCACTTGCTCGTGGCGGGGCAAAGTGTCCCCCATGGGCAAAATTATTCATTAACTAAAACCATATACTATGAACGCACCAAAAACCACTATCCACTTCGTTAAAGCATTTACTTGTACTGTACCTGTCTGGGTCGACGGCAAGAGAACCGAGGACACAGAAGAGCGTGTTAAGGCTCTGTTTGTCGCAAGACTTGCAGGCATCAGCCGCGGTACCTTCGGGTCGTGCTTTATGGAGCCAAATTCTACTATTGAGTCAGTAGAGTCAGCTTGGAGCACGGACTATGACTACAGCGAGCATCTGCGTATGCAGCCTGTAGAGGGTTCCGACTTCGCCAAGGTTGTGGTCAAGTAGGCCACGGCCTACGGGCTCTGCTTCTTTAGCGGATATAGATTGGGCATCTATAAACAAATCCTACTAAAAAGGTCGGTAACCTGCTCCGTGATGCAGGTATAATAGTATTTACTCTAATAACCTAATATGAATTCACCTCAATTAGTTATTATTGATGGCGTGTTGACTAGCTTAGAAAACCTCATCAATCCTAATGCTTAAAGCATTGATAAGCCATAATGATTTATATTGTTATGGCTTAATTTGGAGTTGGGAGTTGTACTCTATAAATCAAACTCTCAAGCACTAAGATTGTTCCATTCCTTGGGACGCCATGACTGAGTGGGTAATGCAGTTTCTAGAACGTAAGTCTGATACTAACTACAATCTTTTGCTTTTTCTAGGTTGGGTCAAAACAAGTTGAGGCCCTCATAACCAATACCTATTTACCCAAAGTTGGTTTTTTTATAATCTATAAAAAATCCTATAAACTAACTGATCACTAGTTTATAGGTCACGGGGACAGATTGCGCATACGTCTCTACGTCAATTGAAAGAAGATACATTGAATTCATTCTTTATTGACTACCCGTGAGATATAATATGGTGAGAATCCATATAACGTTTGATACATACCGTGGCTCATATCTCAGCTTGACTGAGTATTAGTGTCTATAGAATGTATTTGCTCGCCTTCGGAGCAATAGGATAAACCAGTAATGGTATAAACCCAAATGGCTTGGAACTCATTGGGGATATTTACAACTTCGGTTGTACGTATTTCACAGAAAGGTATTACAATATCTATATAATGGCAGTGTTAAATCCCTCGGGTGCACTAGTTATATAGAGAGTACGACAGGCGTGCTCTTGAGCTTAAAAGGCAATAAGAATTGTGATAGGTATTGGTACTATGGTGTTGTCGCACTTAGAGCTGATATTAGATGATTTGTTTAGAATGCTGTAAGAAATTACGTGTTCGCATAAATAATGATTTAGTTAGTAGCCGTGACAAGCAAAAGCAGATAGGAGTAATGACCTAAACTTCCCAAAAGGAAGCATGGACATATAAACTCTGAGTGTCTTCTGTCAATTACCTGAACCGTTTTTAAAG